TTTGATAATAATTTTTTAGCAGAAGTGCAAAAAGGAATATTTAAAGTAAATAATAGAGTTTCAACTAATATAATTCAAACATTAGATAATGAAGTTAATGTTAAAAAAAATAGATTACTTACAGAAGCGTATGTAAGTGATAACGCACTAGCATTAAATACTATTCAAACAGATTTAGAATTATTATATGAACAGAACTACAAAGGTAGAATTGATGTAGATGAATATAATAAATTAATTCAAGGTATACCAGGTGAAATACAAGTATACGAAGTAAGTCAATTAATAAGTTCAAAACCAAGACAAGCATATTCAGATTTGATGAATAAAGATAAATTTAAAGATATTCCTTTAAAAACAAGAATTTCACTTATTAATGAAACTAAAAGTATTTTAATTCCTGAAATAAAAGATGAATATAAAAATCTTGTTGCTGCTGCTGCATTTGGAAAAGATGTTCCTTTTGATATAAGTTTTGCAAAGGAAATTTTACCGCCAAGAACATTTAATACAATGATGAAAGAATATAATAATGTAAAAAATACTGTTGCTGATGTAAAAATTTTAAACACAATATCTAATAAAGATTTATCAGAAACTTTAGATAATATGCTTTCAAAAAGAGAACAAAGTAAAACTTTTATTGAGTTTCAAAAAGAAAAAAAAATACTTACAGAAGCAGTAAATGCTAGAAATGAAGCAATGGCTAGTGATCCTGTATTTTTTTTAAATGCTACTAATGATAATATAAAAATTTTAAGTGATGAACTACAAAACGAAACTAATCCAGATTTAAGATTACAAAAAAAAAAAGCATTAACAGAAGTATATGTTGAAACTCAATTAAATATGGGTCAACCACCTTATCAAATAAAAGTTATGTCAAACTCTGAAGCAACTAATTTTGTTGAACGATATGTAAATGGTGATCAAAATATGCGTATAGCAATGTTGCAAAATTTAGACGCAGAGTTTGGTGATTACAATTCTAATGCTATGCTTCAATTAACAAATGCAGGTTTACCTGTTTCTGCTGAACTTTCTTCTTTTTTTAACAATCCTAAACTAACAGAAAGATTTTTAAGTTTTGATTCTGAGGATGAGCAAAAAAGATTAAAACAATATGCAAAAGATAACAACATTACTTTTAATGATGTAAGAAAAAGTATTAGAGAAAATTTAAGTGAATTTGAAGATGTTGTAATGAGAGGTAGTAGATTTAATACAAGTGTTGCTTTAGATAAAATGGATAACATTGTAGATGTATTAAGTTATTATGCTTTGAATGAAATGGTAGCAGGAGTATCTCAAGGTGCAGCAGAAAAAAATGCTTATAATTTAATTAATAATAGTTTTGATATACAAGATACTTTTTTTGTACCATTAGTTTACAATGGTAAATCTTTAAATTCAGGTCATGTTGATTTTGTAGTAGAAAAAGCAAATCTTATAAAAGATTTTTATGTAGAAGATTTTGGTGCGGTAGCTTTTGAATCTTCAGATGAAGATGTTACAGATATAAAACTTAATGAAGCTATGATTGATCAACTTAAAAATTTTGGTGAATGGAGAAACACAGCAGATGGCACAGGTATTATTTATGGAATTGTATTTAATGATGGATCTTTTGGTCCTGTAAAAAATCAAGAAGGAGAATATTTATCTTTTACTTTTGACAATACATCTTTAACAATACCAGGGACAGATAAAAATATGGATTTAGATATAAGAACTAAATCTCAACAATTTCAACCAAGAAGATTGTATCGTGGTTTACCTGAATCAATACAAAAACAAGAAGATAATAAACAAGTTAAATTTACAAAAACAAGATAATGGCACAATTAGGATTTGGATTAAATATAAATGAAACCGCAGCAAAGTTTGGTTATGATCAATACAATACCAGATTAGGAGAAACTCTTGGAGCTATTGCTGCTGATAACTGGAATTTTAATCCTCTATCATCTATTGGAACATATTATGATATGCAATCTGCAAGATCACAAGCTCTTGAAGATAATCAAGTTCGTGTATCAAGAGATGAATTAAACAAAGAATATTCTGACCTTGGTTTATTTTTTAAAGAAGATGAGTTTCAATCTGTTGTAGATATAATGGTTGAAGAAAAAAAAGATGAAAGAAGTAGACAAAGCATTATTGAAAGAGGACCAAAAGGTTTTGGTGTAGGAGCATTAAAATTTGCTACAGGATTAGGAGTATCTCTTTTTGATCCTATTAATATTGCTGCATCTTTTATACCTGTCTTTGGTCAGGCAAGATTTGCAGGACTTGTTGCACGACAAGGTTTTACTAGAGCAAGATTAGCAAGAGGTGTTACAGAAGGTGCTGTCGGTGCTGCTGTTGTAGAACCTATAGTTTATGGTGTTGCAAAAGAAGTACAAGCTGATTATGGTTTAGCAGACAGTTTATTAAATATTACATTTGGAACTATTCTTGGTGGTGGACTTCATGTAGGTGCTGGTAAATTAAAAGATTTACGAACTGCTAGTAAATTTAAGCAAAGAATAAAAGAAGCTGGTACACCTGAACAAGAATTAAATTTATACAAAGAATATTATCCTGAAAATGGAAGAATAATGAGAGATTTAGAAAAAACAAATCCTCAAACTAGAAAATTATTATTAGAAAAATCATTAAATGATTTATTACTAGAAAAACCTGTAGATGTATCACCTGTTGTTAGTGCTGATCCTGTTTTAAAAAATTCAGTAGATTCTGCTGCTACATCACAAGCAAGACCAAAAATTGATTCTACAGCAGATCAAATAGAATTAAATAATGTAGAACAAAATGTTGTTAATAAAAACAGTTCAGATGTTGATGTTGAAATAAATAATTTACAAGTAAGATTAGATGCTATTAAAGAAAATCAAAAAACAAGAAAAATAGATATAGAGGATGATGCTGAAATAAAATTAACTAGAGAAGAATTGGATTCAGTAAACGAAAGATCAGATGAAATAGATGAAATTATTAAAGATGCTATTAACTGTGTAAATGGAAGATAATTATGACAAAAAAATGTTTAGCAAGAGTTGAAGAATTACTTTCTAAATCAACAATAAGATCAGTTAGAAAAGATGAAATTATCAATCAAATAAAGATTGCACAAGCTGAACAAAAAATTTCATCTATTGATGAAATAAATGTAGATAAAATTTCTCAAGAAGTTTCTGAACAAATAAAATTACAAAAAAAAATTAATAAAAGAAATGCTATAGAAAATGAAATAAAAGGCAGAAAATATGTAGAATATATTTTTGATAATTTTGAAGGTGATGAAAAAGAAGGTTTAATTTCAATTTTAGTTGGAACAAATAGAAGAGTTACTGGTGCAAGATCAGCAGTTTCCACACAACAACAAGCTACTGTAAATCAACTTATTGCAGGATTTAATCAAAAATTAAAAAATGAAAAAGTTTTAAAACTATTTGATAAAATGGATAAAGAAACTCAAAGAAGAGTTGTTAGAACAATGTATGAGTTAAATCAAAAAAAAACAGGCATGGAAGAACAACTTGGTATGCGACCTCCTATTTCAGAAACAAATCCAGATATAATAAGATTAGCTGAAATTTTAGAATCGTATTCTGAAATGATTAGAATAAAATTAAATGATAGAGGTGCAAATATTTCAAAGTTATGGGGATATATAGTTAGACAATCACACGATCCTTATCTTGTAAGAGATGCTGCAAAAGTATTAGGTAAAAATTTAGAAGATATGGATGATGGTATTGATCCAAATTTAAAAACAAAAAAAGATATTAATTACAATAGAAATTACAAAGCATGGAGAGATTTTGTAATGGAAAAATTAGATCAAGAAAGAACATTTGCAGGTGTAGAAGATATAGAAGAATTTATGCAATTTGTTTATAATTCACTTGTAAGAAATCAATATTTAAAATCTGATGGTGCAGATTTTACTTATGGTAGTAGATCAACTGCTAGAGGTACAGATGTTGCAAAAGCAGCAGGTTTATCTGCAAAAAGAGTTTTACATTTTAAAACTGCTGACGATTGGTTTGATTATAATGATTTATTTGGTGTAGGTAATTTGAAAGAATCTTTTTTTTCTGGTCTACAAACTGCTGGAAGAAATATAGGTATTATGGACACTTTAGGTACAAAACCTCAAGATAATTTTAATAAAATAAGAACAGCAGTTGGAAATAGATTAAACAAATTAGGAAGAAAATCTGATTTAACAGAAAATATGTTTAATAAATATTTAAGAGTTGTAGATGGTTCTATTTATACAGTAGAAAATTTTGGTCTTGCTAAATATTCTGCAATATCAAGATCAGTAGCATCTATGGCAAAACTAGGTGGTGCAACAATTTCTGCTGCTGCTGATATAGGTTTATATGGTTCGGAAATGAGATACCAAGGTAGATCATTTTTAGGTGGTATGTTTGAAGCATTAAGTAGTTTAGCAAAAATTAAAAATCCACAACAATTAAAAGATATAGCTGAAGGTTTAGGTTTTATAGGAGATAATACTATTTATGATATTGCTGGAAGATACCAAGTTGGAGATAATTTAAGTAAAGGATTTACAAAAACACAAAGATTTTTTTTTAAATTAAATTTATTATCTTGGTGGACTAATACACTTAAAGAAGGTGCTATGTTAGGTATGGCAAATTATTTTGCCAAACAAAAAAATTTAGCATTTGATTCACTTAACCCACAATTAAAAAATTTATTTAATGTTTATAATATTGATTCTACTAAATGGAATATTATTAGAAAAACTGCAATGGAAAAAGCAGATGATGGTAGAGAATTTATTAATATTGCTATGTTAGATCAAATATCAGATGCTGATGTAAAAAAAATAACAGGATTAGATAATTTAAGTAAAAGAGAAATATTAATAGAAAAAGATAAATTTAAAGCATCTGTTTCTGGTATGCTTTTAGATAGATCAATTTATGCTGTTATTGAACCTGATGCTAGAGTTAGAGCATTTTTAACACAAGGTTATTTAGCTGGAACACCTATGGGAGAAGCAATAAGATTTTTTGGTCAATTTAAAGCATTTCCATTATCGATTGTACAAAAAGTTTTAGGAAGAGAAATAGATTATTTTAAAGGACCTAATAAAGATTTAGCAAGAGGAATAGTTGGATTAGGTTCTATTATTGTTGCATCTGGACTACTAGGATATTTATCAATGACAATTAAAGATTTACTTAAAGGTAGATCACCAAGAGATCCAACTAAATTAAATTCTGTTATGGCAGCTTTTTTACAAGGAGGTGGTCTTGGTATATATGGAGATGTATTATTTCAAGAAACTAGATCAGGAGGTGATATTATTGGTAATATTGCAGGACCAGTTCCTTTAACTGCATTTGATCTTGTTCAAGCAATTAAATATGGTATAAGAGGTGAAGGTGGTAAAGCTGGTAGAACTGCTTATAGAGCTGTTAGTCAAAGTATACCTTTTATGAATTTGTTTTACTTAAAAACTGCTTTTGACTACTTAATTGGGTATCAAATTATGGAAACAATGTCTCCTGGTACTTTGAGACGAATAGAAAGAAGAATGAAGAAAAATTATAATCAAGATTTTTTATTGACTAAACCATCATCAACATTTAAAGGTTTTTAATATGACAGTATCTTCAACTACAGTAAAAAATTCCTATTCAGGTAATTCAAGCACAACAGCTTTTGCTTATACCTTCAAGATTTTTGCGGACACAGATTTACAAGTAATTATCAGATCCTCTACAGGAACTGAGACAACCAAAACTCTAACCACGCACTACACAGTATCTGGTGCTGGAGATGCGTCAGGTGGTAATGTTACATTTAC